GAACGCCATGATGCTTACCGGCTTGAATGGTCAAACACGCAGGCGCGTGGATCACAGACTTTTCACCATCAACAATCAATTCAATTGAGCCTTGCGCCAGCACAGACAGATGGTCAAACTTGTGCGTGTGCTGCACAAGCCATTTGTCGGCGGGGATAAATGTCTCTTTTGCGTAGACGCCGCCACCAAAATGATGCCGAATATCAGGCTCTATGAACTTCACTGAGTTACCTCTCGACCACTGACGCGCATGTTGATTGCGCTTGCCGTTCCTGCGATTGTACTGATGAAGTCGCTATTTCCCAATACCTGTCCGACCAGTTCGGGGAAGGTGTACACCTCGGCAGGCTGGAGGGTCTTGGTCTTGGTGATCAGGTTGGTGTTGCCAGCCGATCCAGAGGACGTCACCAGGTTGACCGAGATCGTCGCAGCCGTGGCGCTGTAATTGGTCGCCGTGAACTTGTCGATGATCGTGGTCACGTTGGTGGCCGTGTATTGAGTGGTTTGCGTGGCTTCCACGGTCTTGCCGGGGACGAGCACTTTGACTTGGACTGTCATAGGGTTTCTCCTTATTCGAGCATCAGATAGCTGCGGTTGTCATTTTCCCAGCGTCCGCTGGTGCCGTTGTAGATCAGTTTGTCACCGTTGGCTGGCGATGCCACCAGCACGTCCGACAGGCTGCTCAGGGTGGGCAGGAACGAGGGGCGCACGAACAGCGAACCAGAGCCGCCAGAGCCTGCGTTGACCACCGCCGCCACGATCACCTTGGCGCTGGGGGCTGTCGGCTCCACGTTGGTCAAACCGCCCGTGTACGACGGGTTGTAGTACAGGATGTCGCCGTCAGCCCAAGTCTCACCGACCGATGCGCCAGTGGTGTTGATGCCGCGCACCAGACCAAACGCCGTGACGTAGCCAAAACCATTGTTGGCGATGTTCATCGTGGCGACGCCCATGATCGACTGACCCTGCGTGATGCCGGTGGTCGAGGGCTTACCCTTGAGCACACCAGACGCGCCCACGGAGCCATCGAACATGATGCACTGGCCGTCAGTGATGGCGGCGCTGGCCTTGATCCGGTAGACCATCTCCAGCCCGGTCTGCAAGACCACACCGTCGTAGCCCATGCCGATGTCAAGGCATCCGTCGCCGCTGTTCCACGCAATCTGACCGGGCTGCACAGACACACCGGCGTTTTGATTGAACCCGATGAAGTCCATGAACTCCTTGTTCATGGGGGCCATCGTGCCCAGTTGAGGCCACGAGGTCATCGACTCCAGATCATTGACACGCTTTTGCAGCTCGGCAATCTGCGCCAGCAGACCGTCCTGAGAGGGGCCGAGGTTCTCGGTGGCTTTGTTGATCGAGTGGTTGATCTCGTCAATCGTCACCTGTGGCGGGCCTTTTTGCAGGTCGTCCACCGACACGTTTGTCCCACCTGCCACCTGGTACAACGACAGGAAGAACATGTACCACTCACGCGAGATCGTGCCCGTCCTCGGGTCGATAAACGCAACCCGAGGAGGTGTTAATGGTACGGCTATCGGATTAGGCATTGGTCGGACTCAGCAGCAGTTCAGCGCCCATGATGGCGATCTTGACCGGGTCAGTCATCGAGATTTCGTACACCCGGTCGCGCAGCTTTTGCGTCATGCCCAGACGACGCCAGATCACGCGCCTGCCGTACTGGCCGATCTTGCCAATGCTCACCCAGTGCTCGCTCGACCAGGTGTGACCGCCGTCATCGCTCCAGCGCAGCATGACCTGTGGGTCGCTGCCTTGGCCGAGGTTCAGGCCCACGCCCGACTCGCAGTCGAGCTGGAGGCTGTGCTGGGCCGTGCGCTTTAGGTTATTTTGGCCTTGCGGCAGTGCCCGCCACGAGCGTAGCCACTTTTGGATTGCGCCGTTGTCCGAGTAATCCTCAAGGTCAAAGGCGTAGATGTTGGCGTTCTCGTAGTCGCCCACGATCACTTCATCGTTGAAGAAGACTTGGCAGTTGCTGCGGTGACGGGTGAACTCGCCAGCCGAGAACCCGGCCCGCTCATGCCACGCCTGCGTCGCTGCGTCATACACCCACGTCTTGTTGGCCGTGGGGAACGTCAGGACGTAGAAGCTGTGGCCGTCTTGCTGGTAGGTGTAGCCGATGGCGTCAGAGATCGTGACGTAGGACTGAATCTGCCACTCGATGGCGTGGGTCGAGATGCGCTGGCCCGTGTAGCCGTTGGCCCGATAAACGATGCCTTGACCGCGAGCGTCCTGACCGAGCCAGAAGATGCTGTTGTCCATCTTGGCAATCGAGTACGTAGCCACGCAGCCCAGCTCGTTGAACGCGCCTTCGATGCGAGACAGCGGGAAGTCAGCGTTGCCGCTGTTGTACCAGACCTCGACCGAGTTGGTGCCCAGCACCCACAGTTGGCGGTGGTCGACCATGATGCCGACCACACCATCGGGCGAGCCTTCAGCCGAGGCGAAGTCCAGCGGGTCAACGCTGGTGCCGTCCAGCAGGGCGGTCACCCAGATGCGCTGGCTGTTGGGTTCGTTGAAGACGAAGTAGCCGTCCAAAAAGCCCACAGTGCCCGCGCCGGGAAAGTCAGCGTCGGTGATCTGGGCGAACACGTCGGTCGTGGCGTTGTAGATATAGCTGGGGCCGTTACAGGCCACAAAGAGCTGTGTGCCGTTGTCGGCCATGCTCACCTGACCGCTGGTGCCCGACACCGTGCCGATGGTCGTCACGTTGTAGTCGGTGTCCACCTTGTAGAGCTTGTCCCGGCTGACAACGTACATGTAGCCATTGAACGCCCACAGCCCACGGATGGGGCCAAGGCCCACGGACGCGATCTGGCGCAGACCGGGGGCGCGGCTGAGGAACGCTGGCTCCTTGCCCGCCTCGGGAACAATCTCTGGGAACAAATTGACCATCCGCGCATCGGCGGCGTTGACCGACCGAGCGACGTAAGCTGATCCGAGGATGGGCGTCTTCATTGCGGATAGCCGGTGTAGATGTTAAAGCGGTTGCGGGTTGCCACAACAGCGTAGGGCATCGACATCACATCGTCAGGGTTGTTGATGCGCTTGAGGTTACGCTTGCTTGTCATGGCGATGCGCTGCACCTGTGGCGACGGCTCGACACCGAACTCAGGTGCGATCTCCATCGCCAAGTTGTAGGCAAACGCCCGCATGTAACCCGGCGGGAAGTGCAGCTCGGTCGCCAGCGAGTCAGCCTGCGACAGCTCCTGCACGGAGATGATGTGCCACACCAAGGACTGCGTGGGGCGTGGGTAGATGTGCATCGTCGTGTTCGGGAACGTGTTGTTCACAAACATGACCTGCGGGTAGGTGGAGGAGTCGTACTTCTTGACGATGTTGTTGTACTGCAACTCGTTGATGAACGAGGGGCTGTACGACACGTTGTTGGGGCCGATGAAGTACGTCGAGTCCAGAATCTGAACCGGACGGTCGCCCACAAAATCACCCGATGGGCCAATGGTTTGGCTGATCTCGTTGGCAGGCCATGTGAAGACCTGGTCGCGGGTGCTGTACACAGACAGACGCTCGGTAGACCAGCTATCGAGCATCTGATTGAGCGCGATGAGTGCGTCGTTAGCAGTTTCCGCCGACGGGGTTTCCCATTCAGCCAGTACGCCGAGCAGGCGCAAGGCTCGATTAATCTGATCTCCCGCAGTAGTGGTGCTCATTGGGACACTCCTTTTGATTGCTTACGCTGCGCCCAGATTTCCTTCATCCGCGCGGATATTCTTGCTCGCTCTTCAGCACTACGAACGCTGCCCGCTGCATTTTTGTTGCTTTTTCCCGCAGCGCGTTTATTCCCGATCAGCGACGCAGAGATTTTAGCTCGTTGTTCGGCGGAAAACACATGTGCTTTTCCCATTGCTCTCAGCAACTCACGCTGCGCGTCAGTAACCGTGGAGACACCTTTTTTGGCCTTATAAAGGTTGAACCGATGGGTTTCGGAAAACACTTTTCCCTTGTGCGCCGCGCTCATTTTTGCTCGGGTTTCTGCGGAGTGCTTAGTACCCAAAGGAGAGTTAGCGATGGGTCGACCATTGTACGCAGGAGAGAAAAAATTAATCCAGAATTGTTCGCGGTCGATGAGGTTAGCCCTATTGTCTATAAACTGAATGATCTCCCAGTCAAAAGCATCCGGGCCATACTTATCAAAGGCGCGTTGCAAGCGTTGGCTGTGGTGGCATTTATTTCGTAAATCACGCCTATGCGCTGCCCACCGTCGATTTACGGCGACAGCTGACCCGACATACATGTCACGAGTCGTTTTGTTCACTATCGCGTAAATCGCGGACGCCATGTCAGTTTCCTTCGGATTCGTCGCTTACCGACTTTTCGTCGTTGGGCTGTTCGATGGGTTGTTCACTCACTTTGCGGCGGGTAGTGCGCTTGGGCGCTTCAGCTACCGGCTCAGGTGCCGCTACTTTTTCAGCAGGCGTGTCTGGATTGTAT